GTATTCAAGGACCATGGCCGCTCGGTGTATCTGACGTATATCGCCTTCGTGGAGTATACAAGAAAGACGCGACTGCTCAAGATATTACGTTTAACGTAGCCACAGATATTACAGGATCTGGAACCGCTAACGCGTTTATTACTATCACGAATAACCCATTCGCGAACGGCGATTCTCTTCTATATTCGAATGCTGCAGGTGTCGGAGTACTCGGTGGCCTTGCAAATGCTACCACATACTTTGCCGTATATGCAAATACATCTGGATTCGCACTCTCTGCTACTCGCGGCGGAGCAAATCTTACACTGACTTCAAACAGTACTTCTGCTCATAAGTTTACTGGCAATACGATGTACTTCACCGAGAATACATTCGGTGTTACGGACGTCACGAACCAGTTTTATATTGACTCAGGTCAAAATGAAGATTTCCTTGATATTTCGAAGCTTGTCAGAAAGCCAAGATACGATGCGCTTGCTGCGAATGATATTCTTCTTGTAAAGTTTGATGCTTTCCAATCTGCGTCAGGTGTCAAGACAATCTCTTCTTATACGATCAATGACAGTGCAAATCTTGCTTCGCTAGTGAGCGACGTAAGCATTAATACGATGGAACTTCCAGAGTTCGAAGGAAAAACTGGAATTTATTATGACGTAAGAGATTGCGTAGATCTTCGTCCATCGGCTGCAAATACAATCAACTATGTGACTGATATTTCTTCAGTTGCTGCTGGTGCAAACGCTGCGTCGATTATCAATCCTACACTGCCTTCGAATACAAACTACTTCTCTTCGGCTAGCGCATTTTTCCCTGTGCCTAACTCTACATTGTCTGCAAATGTAAGTTCTTATCTTGGAAGAGTTGATCGAGTTATTATCAATTCTATCGGTGGATTTGAAATAAAAGGTGGCGAACCAAGCATTTCTCCTGTCCTGCCACCGGCACAAGATAGCTCTCTTACTTTGCAAATATACAACATTCCTCCGTATCCTTCTCTTCCAGAAGTGCTTTCGACTGAGATGATTGCTATCACAGATACAAAGGTGACGAGCGCTATTTCTGGAAAAAGAAAGAATGTCTATACTATTAAGCCTTCAATTAGTGCTTCTCAAAGAACTCGCATTCAGCAACGCCGTTATACGATGTCTGATATCGGTAGCCTTGATAGAAGAATTAAAGATCTGGAATATTACGTATCGTTTACTCTTGCCGAAGCGCTCGCAAAGGCAAGATTTATTCCGAGTAGCCTCGACGCGGCACTTGATAGATTTAAGTTTGGATTCTTCGTAGATCCTTTCACCGACTATGTTTATGCAGACATCGGAAGCCCAGAATTTTATGCTACTATTAAAAACGACCAGCTTGGTCCATATCTGAGAGAGTTAAATCTTCAGTTTAAGCCAGATGGCACAGGACAAGAAGATGGCATTCTGACACTTCCATATAACGAGTTTGTTATTGGAGAACAAAGCGTCGCGACTGCTGGACCTCTTCCAGTTGCAAATACTGCTGCAAATACTGCTGCAAATACTGTTGCAAATACAACTGGAAATGTGGTTGTTACTACTGTTACTCAAAGAATAGAATCAACAGTAGCAAGAGAAAGAAGCACCAGCGTTTCGGATTCTGGTACAGTGTTCGAAGAATTCGTTTATCGATTCAGCAGTCTTTCTGGACCAGCAGAACTTTATGTAGTTTCTCGCGACAATGCCATTTCGGCAACCGTCTATCAAGGAGCTTCAGAAAATGGTCCATGGACGGCCACTCAAACTTCTGCTTCTGCGACTTCTATTACCAGCGCAGATATTGCCAGACTCTATCAAATAAGACAATTAAATGATGGTCGTGGAGTCGAGCATGTCGGAAGCATAGAGCGTAAGTCATATCCAACTGGTATCGATTCTGGTACTTTCCTTGAAGATCAATTTAAGATCACGTGGACGCATGATCCTGCGGCAGGCCAATATGCAAAAGTGAGAATATACAAGGGCAAGAAACGCGGTGGTCTATTTGGTGGAGAAGGTAGAACGGGAACTTATGGTTACCTTCTGCAATATCCTACAGATTCTGTAACAACTTCGACAATTACGGTAGCGAATCCAAATACGTTTGAATATACGGGCGCTGTACATAACATAAACCCGAGTTCATTTACAATTACCAATTCGTTGCTTAATTATTACGTTTTTGGCGGCGATATTAATCAACAATACATTGCCGATTCTCAGAAGTTTGTAATTTCTGTATCTGGCTTGAAGCCGAATACAAATCATACGTTTACGTTTGATGGAGAAAACAGAACTTCGAAGTGTTCACAAGTAAGAACATCTACAACGAATACTACTGGCCTTCGAAGCGACGAAAACGGTGTCATGACATTCGATTTTTATTATGATGCTGGTCTCGATGAAGCGGCAACTGATGTTACGGCACAAAATCGTATCATCTCTAATATTGCTGGACAAAAACGATTTGTAATTGAAAACACTGATGGAACTTCGAGAGCAGCAGGTGCAATTACTCTTGCCTACTACTCTAATCTTTCTGCTACAAATACTAATAATCTGAATGTTACTGCTTCAACCACTTCTACTTCTGTTGCACAAGCTGACGCCAGAACTAACACTCAGAGTGGTGGCGGAGGAGGTAATGCAACTGAATCAGCAGTTGATACATTCATTGATCCAAGTGGTACTTACAACGTGCTTAGACTCGATCTTCGAAACTTTGAATCACAGATAAATTTCAATATACCATAAGATCAACAGAGTGGTAGATAAATAATAAAAATAAAAGAGGAAATGCATGTCTGGCTTTAACTATATTCAAACCTTTTACGTGAATCCGCAAACAGTGGCTAACGCTCCTGAAGTCATGCTCACATCCATCGACGTATTCTTTAAAGCTAAGCCTGTGCGTGGAGCCACCGTTTCAGGTGCAGTGGCTCCTACAGTAAATGCTTGGATTTGCGAAGTAGAAAACGATTCTCCTTTTGAGACTCGTCAGCTTCGCAACTCCATGACTCTTATTCAGTATGATTTGATTAATACTTCTCAAGATGCTTCAGCGGCGACTGCCATTGGATTTCGAGATCCTGTTCGTTTGGCCACTGGAAAGCATTACGGATTAGTTCTTAAATTTAATGATCCAGGATTTGATGTATGGCAAAACGTACTCGGTGATAGACTCGTAACCGACGGTCAGATTACTAATACATTGTCTGTAGGTTCAAGAGGAACACATGGCGGAAAGCTATATGTTCCTACGAACACTTCTACTCATCGTTCACTGAGCGACAGAGATCTGAAGTTTAAGGTAAAGGTGGCCAGATACACTGCCAATAACATTACAATCAGTCTTGTAAATAAAGATTATGAATTCTTTACGATTGACAATACCAATACAGGTGCATTTATCGGTGGAGAATACATCTATCAAGACATCGCGAATGCCAGTGGCACTGTCACAGTTTCTACGAACAGTTTGAACGTAGTTGGTATTGCAACCACATTTACTAATCTTTTTGGCGGAGCTAAAATTTTAGTTCAAAGCGGCGGCGCAAAACAGATTCTGTCTGTCAATGCTATCACGAATGCCACGCATATGACAATTGCAAGCCTGCCAGCTTTCTCTGCTTCTGGAATCGATTATAAAGTTCCTCCTGTAGGTTTAGCTTATAACATAGATTATCCAAAGTATAAGTTGATTTTGGCAGACTCTTCAGCAAATGCTACAAACAAATTTGCGGTGAGTGGCGGTAGAATTATAGGAGAAAGATCAGGAGCAACTGCAAATATCGCTTCTATCGATAGCTATCCTGTTGATAACTTTAAGCCTTCATTCTTAATCGGCAATCCTTCTGGATCTACATTTACTCTTAACTATAAGATTGCCAACTCTGCGAATCAGTTGTCTTCTACATCAACAAACATTAATCTTCTTCAAATGAATGATACGTCGGCGACAGGATATATCTTATCTCGCTCAGTCGAAGTTGATACCTCAAAGAGCTCGAATCTTTTTGGAGACAGAAGAAAATCAGTTGTCGCGAATCTAAATATTGCTGTGAGCAGTGCCGAAATCGACCGCTTCAGCGTTCCTTATGCAACGACTCGCGAACTTGACTTCTACTTCTATCAGAACGACATCAACAACGTTTACACAGAAACAAGAACAGTAGGACTTAGCAGCATTGCTAGTTATGATACAGAAACTGGCGCAAACGGCCTTGCTAAATCGAAGTATCTTTCAAAAGTTATTAGATTTGCCCAAGACAAATATGCAGAAGATATCGTAGTATATCTGACAGGATATCGTCCAGCTGGAACAGAAATCAAAGTCTATGCAAAAGTTCATAACGCGGCAGACAGAGAATCATTCCAAAGTAAAGCGTGGACTCCGCTTGTATTAAAAGATAATATCGATCGCTTTAGCTCGACAGATCCAAATGACTTCTACGAGTTTACATATGGATTTGATACTGCTCCTGAACTTCAAGTCGCTCTTCCAGGAACTGGATCAATTACATCTGGTTCGAATACAATTACTACAACAAGCGATCATTCGGCGACAGTGACTGCTGGCGACTTGATTCGAATCAAAGATCAAGACTTTGGTAATCATGAAGTGTTCGTGGTCTCGGCAGCAAATACTACTGCGATCAGCACATATCGAAACATTACAACTTCAAGTCTCGTGTCGGCCGGAGTTACAAGATCAGATATTGTTATCGATAAACTGAAGTACAGAAATATTGCATGGAACAATGTTGAAAATGATAACACTGTAAGATATGTCAACTCAGAATATGTAGAGTTCGATCGCTATACATCGATGCAAATTAAGATCGTTCTTCTTGCAACGCAATCTCACATTGTTCCAAAGGTAGAGGCTATTCAGGTTATCGGAGTTTCCGCATAATGTTAGTCAAGACTGAAACTGATGGATTCATGAAAGATACTTCTACTGGAGCTTTCATAAATACAGACGATGCATCTTATGCAAAGTTTGTAGCAGAGAGATCGAAAGCGAAGAATAGCAAAGAGCTATCGAATAGAATCAGTGCAGTCGAAGACGATCTCAAAGAAATTAAAACTCTACTCTTACAAGTAGTGAATGGAAGAAATTAATGTCAAGACCAGTAGCTAATGTTGATGTAATTACCGACTCGTTCGAGGTTTGGCTCCTCGAGACCAATGAACTTCTTCACGCGCTTTCGACAGAAATCATCACTGCAAATAGCACGTATGCAAACACGGGTAACACTGCGTTTCCAAGAACAGCTCAGCTATACGGAACATTCGGGGCTAATAATCTCGTCGTAACAAACTGGATGAAAGGCGGAAACGTCAACGGTTCGTTTGCGAATCTCATGATCAGTACGAACACTGTTCTGAGCAACGTGACATCGACCGAAATTCGTCTGGAAGTTGCCAATGGTTCTTCGAACACATTCATGTGGCAGTACGGTCTACATGCTGGTTTGACTGGTGCAAACCTTGTCGCTAACACAACGAAGCTGACGATTCAGTCGAACTCGACCACGAATACAACAGCAACTGCATTCGCAGTTGTTGCCGCGAATAGCACTAACACTGCTACGATGAATCCAATTAGCTTTAGCACTGGATTGTTTGTAGCGAACACGATTCAGATTACATTAGGTGCCAATGTCACTGCTAATGCCACGAATGGTGGTACGATCCAAGTCACAGGATCCGGAGCAGTAGGTAACAGTGTATCAAATAGCAGCGGCCTATATGTAGGCAATACTGTTACGAACAGTCAGATGACGAGTGTTCGATTCTTTGCCGCAGAAGGTAGCAATACCGTACTCGCAAACAATCAGATCATTAGCATTGCCAATACAACATCATCTGCAAATATTGATCCTATCAGTTTCAAGACAGGCATCTTTACAGCTAACACCATTCAAGTTTCACTTGGTGCCAATGTCACTGCGAATGCTACCAACGGCGGCACGATCCAAGTAACAGGAACTGGTACGGTCGGCAATACGGTTGCAAATAGTAGTGGCCTGCATGTAGGTAATACTTTAAACTCTTCACAAGTCACATCAGTTCGTTTCCTTGCATCTGAAGGTTCAAACACCACTCTTGCAAATACTCGAATCATTAGCATCGCTAACTCGAGTGCCACTGCAAACATCGAACCGAACGCATTTAAAACTGGCATCTTTACTGCCAATACTATTCAGATCTCGCTCGGCGCAAACGTCACGGCAAATGCTACCAATGGTGGTACAGTGCAAATCACTGGAACAGGTGCGATTGGTAACGTTGTAGCAAATAGTAGCGGAGTATTTGTAGGTAATACGCTTAACGCTTCTGAGTTAACATCGCTTCGATTCTTCACCGCAGAAGGTAGTAATACCGTTTTAGCGAATACTCGAATTGTTAGCATTGTCAACTCAACGTCGACATCTAACGTTACACCGACAGGATTCTTTGCAGGTATTGTTACTGCTAACCAAACAGTTGTTGCAGTCGGAGCGAATGTCGTTGCAAATGCTACTACGGTTCTTGTTGGGAATGCAACGTTTAATACGGCGATTGGTAATGGATCGATCACTGCATCTGCGAATCTTACCATTACGCCGACAAGCCATCTTGTTGTTGTAGGTGCTGCGACAGTCAGTTCGAACGTTGCTCTTGCAAATACGCTGACGGTTACAGGAAATACGAATCTTTCGAATACGCTCACTGTAACTGGAGCTACAACGCTTTCGAGTACTCTTGGAGTAACAGGAGCAACTGCTCTAGCGAATACGCTCGCAGTGACTGGTCCTGCTACACATGCAAACATCGTGACTTTCAAGACTGAGCACGTAGTTGATATCTTTGCAAACGGAAATCTTGGAGCTACGACTGGTTCAGATCTTCTTGTCTTCGAATATCCAAAGGCAGACTATAGCACTGCTAAACTTCTCATTCAATTGAAAAATGCTGGTAATACACAGATCTCTGAAGTACTACTTGCTCATGATAATTCGACTGCGCAGCTTACAACATATGGTACGGTTTCTTCACCTGTTGCAGCTAATTCCGGAGTCAGCTTACTTGGTACTTTCTCTGCGAACGTGGCTACTGCAAACGTAAGAGTATATGTCAATCAAACAAGATCTAGCACGGCTGCAAAAGTTGTTGCTCAATTCATTAAGTAAGGTAATATATGTCAGGCGCAAATAATAGATTTAAGGTTGATAACGGTCTAGTTGCTTCTGGCAACGCGATCTTCTATGATCGTGTCGACGTAGAAGCCAACGCGCACTTTAAAAACGACTTGTTTGTTGTATCTGGTAACCTTGTAGTAAATGGTTCTCTTGTATACGCCAACGTTACCATCGGTCAAGGCGGGGTTCTTCTGATTGCAGATCAGCAGCCACTCGGTAATACTTCAAACCGTTTCAATGCTTTCGTATTTAATACGACATCTTATGGAACACTACGACCAGATGCAAACGGTGGTGCACTTGGTACTACGACTGCTCGCTTTGATGTCTTTGCAAACAATATCACCGTTACAAATACGGTGAATTTCCCGAGTGGAGCAGGCGTTAACTCGTCGCTCTATACTGGTACAGCAAGCAATGCTAACACCGTATACAATATCTCGGCGAATGGTATCGTAGTCAGAACTGGTACAGGAACAGGTACTACGGTATCGATTGCTTCTACGAACGGCATTAGCGTAACAAACGGCAACGGCGTTTCTGGAAATCCTACGATTAGTTTTGTAGCGAATGCTGGTTTAACAGTAAACGCGGCAGGCGTATTTGTTGATGCATCTGCTATTACTGTCGGTACACTTCCTACATCTCGGGGCGGTACAGGCGGATCGATCAATAACCTTCTACCTACACAATCTGCTGGAACAACAGGTTTCGTCCTTGCATCAAGTGGAGCGACAGCTAACTTGGTGTGGACGCAACTTGCTGGACCTCAAGGTGCGCAAGGTGCAACTGGTGCTCAAGGTGCACAAGGATCTACCGGTTCTCAAGGACCAACTGGTGCTCAAGGCGCAGCTTCGACAGTTCCTGGTCCACAAGGCGCGCAAGGAATAACTGGTTCCCAGGGTCCACAGGGAACAACTGGTTCTCAAGGACCACAAGGACCTTCGGTTCAAGGACCGACGGGACCACAAGGTGCACAAGGAATTATCGGACCTCAGGGACCGCAAGGAACAACTGGTGCTCAAGGTGCTGCTTCAACCGTTGCCGGTCCTCAAGGCGCCCAAGGTTTGCAAGGTATCCAAGGACCACAGGGACCGCAAGGCCTTACAGGTGCACAAGGTGCAGCATCTTCAGTTGCTGGTCCTCAAGGTGCTCAAGGATTACAAGGCGCTCAAGGTGCAACTGGTCCTCAAGGATCTCCTGGAATAAACGGAGCACAAGGTGCAACTGGTGCTCAAGGCGCGGCAGGTTCAAGTATAACAGGTGCTCAAGGTGCAACCGGACCACAAGGTGCCCAAGGAAGTGCATCTGGTGCTGTCGCGCCTATTCTAAGACACGTCACCGCAGGATTTACAAGTGGCGGCCAAGTTTTTGTAACAGCGACTCAACCTACTGCTTCAGCGGCTGGTGATATCTGGATTGACACTGCAGGAACTACAGGATATACACAAAGTCTCTCGTCAAATGGATGGACTAAGTTGCCAAACGGAGCAATTATTCAGTGGGGAACAGTAACTGTTACTCCAAATACTACAGGATCTGGATCATTTCCAACATCGTTCACCGCGGTTGCCCGAGCTGTGATGAATGGCGTAGGAGATACAGGCGTATTTGGACAGGCTTCTAAAGGTGCAACCATTTTTAGTGTATCAACAACTGGTTTCAGTTGGTTTAACGGAGATGAAAGTTCTCATACCGGTTACTGGTTAGCAATGGGATATTAATAAAATGACAATTTACTACAGCCCAACAACAAAAGGTTTTTACGATACTGATTTTGGGTATCCGTCATTGCCGCAAGATATTGTTGAAATTACCGCAGAGCAACACCAGCAGTTTCTCCATGGTATGAATATGCAAAATAAAGAATTGGTTTTATCACAAGGAAATCTTGTTTTGCAAGATCGAGTCGTGGTAATTACTTGGGAACAAATTAGATCGAAAAGAAATAATCTTCTAGCTTTATCTGACTATACTCAAATGGCAGATTGGCCTGGAGATAAAACTGCTTGGGCTACATATCGTCAAACTTTAAGAGATCTTCCTCAGACTTATACAAATGCAGCAGACGTTGTTTGGCCATCTAAGCCAGGAGAATAATAAGTGCCGCTAACGTTCCTATCTGCTAAACCTGTTAAATATTGGAACGGCTCGTCGTGGGTCGGGAGCCAAGATTTTGCCGCCGTTAAAATGTGGAATGGATCTACGTGGCAATATGTAGGAATACGTCCGTATGCAGATGTAGCCTTAGTTACTTTTAGTCCCGTGGGCGGCACAATATCATCTCCGACTTTTGACACTGCCGAAGCGTATGGTTCCCAAGCAGGTTATACTATCACAGCTTCTTCAAGCGTAGTTTGGACTTATACTGGAGGAGATGGATTTAGTGGATACGCCAGTGTTGCAAGTGGAGGAAGTGCTTCATCAATTGAACTTGTAGCAGCTTATACAGGTGGTTTCAATGAACAAACGTTTAACGTATCAGCATCAAATGGTGCAGAAACTAAATATTGGGTGATAACTGTAACATCTTATAGTTTTGAATAAACATAGCGGAAGAATTAAATGGCACTGAAAGCAAATATCATTATCGATCAAGGCACTTCATTTGCTACGTCTATTGATGTGACTGATGAAAATGGTAACATCGTAAATCTTACAGGATTTACAGGTGCCGCTCAGATGCGTAAGCATTATACTTCGACCGCTCAAACCGCATTTACAGTTTCGATTACTGCTGTGACTGGCGTCGTCGCTCTTTCGATGTCGGCAAATACCACAAATGGCCTTACAGCCGGAAGATACGTATATGACTGTGAGTTGACTGATGGCAGCGGAACAGTTTCTCGTCTTGTTGAAGGTATCGTCACAGTTACACCAGGAGTTACAAGATAATGGCAGGTGCATCTCGTTTAGTCGCTACAATTACAAATAACAACGGCAGATTATCATCTGCTGGTCCTATTACTCTGAAAAATCAAATTCAAGAAATACGAAGTATTGAAAACATACTCGACGTCAGCGTCGTTGAAGCCGCCAATGGCGCTACATTAATCTACAATTCTCAAAATGATAAATATGAGGTGAGACAACTGTCATTCGCGGATCTAGCAGTAGATCTCGACGGCGGATCATTTTAACCTAAAAGGAATAGCCAAATGGCAGACAATTTAATTCAAATTAAAAGGTCGTTAACGACAGCTGATGCGCCAACATTAGCTAACGGTGAATTAGCGTTTACAGCAAATGGCGATCACTTATTTATTGGTTCGAATGGTGCTTCGATCACCATTGCCGGTAAATTTAATCCTGGTATACTGACCGCCAACCAAGCACTCGTTGCGAATGGTACCTCTGGTATCGACAAGATTATTGTTGCTAACGCTGTTGTGACAACAGTTACAGCCAATGGTTCGACGGGTACCAACGGACAAGTACTGAGTTCAAATGGAACAGCCGCTTATTGGGAAACTCCTACTTCTGGCGTATCTGGTTCAAATACACAAGTTCAATTTAATAATTCTGGCGCATTAGCCGGAGACGCAGACTTTACGTTTGATAATACCAATAATAAACTGTCTGTTGCCGGCGGCGTTCTTGCTGGCTCTGGCGGTAACTTCGTCGTTGGTTCTAATTCTTTTGTTGCGAATGCCACCGGTGTATTCTCTACAGGCACCGTGAACGCAGCGATTGTGAGTGTTGGTACGGCGTTCGTAGCAAATGCCACACAGATCAATATTGGAACTAACGTTGCTCTTAATGCAAATGGCACAAATGGTACTGCAGGACAAGTTCTTGCATCGAACGGAACAGCTGTATACTGGGTAACACCTCAAGATGGTGATATTACATCAGTCGTAGCCGGTTCTGGTCTTACTGGTGGCGGTACATCTGGCGAGGTAACTCTTGATGTTGGTGCTGGTAACGGTATCAGCGTCTCTGCAGACGCGATTGCTGTAGTTGCAAATAGCGGTCTTGCTTCAAATACCTCAGGCGTACACGTTATTGCAAATAACGGTCTATCTGCAAACGCAACAGGCGTTTTTGTTGTTGCCGGAGCTGGTATTGCTTCGAACGCAACAGGTGTGCATGTCGTATCTGGTAACGGTACGATTGTTTCGAATACCTCGGGCGTTTATGTCAATGCTGCTGCACTTTCAATTGCCACATCGCAACTTTCAGGCGACGTTGCTCTTGGTTCGGGTACATCAGGCGACTATGTTGCTACTATCACAGCTGGTAACGGTATTTCTGGATCCTCATCTGGTGAAGGTGGTGCAGCCACGATTGCTGTTGTAGCAAACAACGGTATTGTATCGAATACTTCAGGCGTCTTTGCCAAAGCTGCTAACGGTATTTCTGTTGATGGCGCTGGTATCAACGTTGTTGGCGGTGATGGTCTTACAGCTAACGCGACTGGAGTTCATGTTGGTGCTGCTAACGGTATTAATGTCACTGCAGATGCAGTTGGCCTTACCACTGGTTCAACACTCACGGTCAACTCTGCTGGACTCCATGTTAATACTGCACTCTCGATTACAGATCTTTCTCTTTCCGGAAATCTGACTGTTCTCGGTACGCTTTCGACAATCGATACTACCAACCTGACAGTCCAAGATTCGCTGATCGAGCTTGCAAACGGAAACGCAACAACCGACATTCTTGATATCGGTCTTTATGGTCAATACGGTGCCACTGGAGCTAAATATACCGGTCTTTTCCGTGATGCTACAGATGGCGTTTATAAGCTCTTTGCTGGTTCTCAAACAGAACCTACAACAACTGTAGACACTGCAGCAGCCGGTTATACTACTGCTACATTACAAGCATTCCTAAACTCTGGTGGTTTGGTTTCGAACGCGACTAACGTTACTCTTACTGCGAACTCGACACTCGCGGTTGGTATCACAGCGAATACATTGAGTCTTTCGACTGCACTGCCTGGAACAAGCGGTGGTACTGGACTCGCGACTGTTACTGCAGAAGACATTTTAGTTGCTAACTCTTCGAACGGTTTTAGAAAATTAGCTGTTGGCTCTACTGGATTCGTGCTTCAGTCTAACGGTACAGCAGTTGTATACGCAACCCTCGACGGCGGGACATTCTAATTTATGGAAGCTGAATTTGTAAATGAGTACATCAATCGATTACTCGCGAGTGTACATGATCTTACAAGTAAGAACATCATGCTAGAAACAAGACTGGTCATGGCCGATAAAACCATGACCAGTCTTCAAGCAAAAATTGTTGATCTTGAAAAGCTTGGAAATAAAAATAAAAAAGCTGAAGATACTTCTGTATAAATAGAATATTAGGGGTTACATAACCGCTTCGTTGCTCTATATAGAGGTTGAGAATGGCAAATAAATTTCAATTTAAGCGCACGACAATTTCTGGTCGTACAGCTAATACTACTGACGTAGCAAATTCCGGCTTTATTGATAACGGTGAATTTGCAGTCAACCTAACTGACCGTAAAGTCTTCTCTTCAGATGCTGCGAATGCCATCTTTGAAGTTGGTTCAAATCTCTCTTCTCTCGCTGTCACTACGATCGTAGCCAACGGATCTTCTGGATCCAACGGCCAAGTTCTTTCATCGAATGGAACAGGAGTTTATTGGGGCTCAGGCGGTACGGCAAATGCTGCTACCATGAATACCTATACGTTTACTGTCACATCGAATACCACGGTGTTTACAGGATTAGACGACACATCAAACACATTCGTATATACTTTAGGGCTTGAAAGCGTCTTCATTAATGGTTCGCGTCAGATTGCGGCCGTTGACTATAACACGACAAATACCACGGTCTTAACGCTTACATCGAATGCGATTGCTGGTGATATTGTTCAAGTTACAACTTTAAATGGTGCTTCACTTACTCTCGGATCTCAAGGCGCTCAAGGTGCTCAAGGTGCAACCGGTGCACAAGGTGCTCAAGGCACAACGGGTGCTCAAGGCGCTCAAGGTGTTGCTGGCGCTCAAGGTGTTCAAGGCGCAACTGGCGCAACTGGTGCTCAAGGCACAACGGGTGATCAAGGTGCTCAAGGTGTTGCTGGCGCTCAAGGTGTTCAAGGCGCAACTGGCGCAACTGGTGCTCAAGGTGTTGCCGGCGCTCAAGGTGTTCAAGGCGCAACTGGCGCAACTGGTGCTCAAGGTGTTGCTGGACCTCAAGGTGTTACTGGTGCTCAAGGCGCTCAAGGTGCTCAAGGTGCCACCGGTGGAGGTGTAACCTCAGTCGCCACGGCTAATGGACTTTCTGGTGGAACGATTACAACTAGTGGTACAATTGGAGTAACTGCTGGGCCAACACTTACGGTCAATACGACTGGTATTCATGTGAATTCCACATTATCAATCGCCGATCTTACACTCTCGGGTAACCTGACAGTTTCCGGTACAAGAACTTACGTGAACACCACAACACTCGACGTTGGTGATAATATTGTTACGCTGAATGCAGATCTTGGAGCTAATCCTCCTACTGAGAATGCTGGCTTCGAGATCATGCGCGGGACGTCTGCCAACGTTCAGTTCGTCTGGGATGAAACAAATGATCGCTGGTCTACAAACAGTCAACCACTTGCTGTTTCGTCTCTTGTAGCCGCAGGTGCTGCATCTGGAATTACCACCCTTGCTGCCGGTAATACTACGATCACTGGTTTTGCCAACGTAACCTCGACGCTACAAGTAGCTGGTATTACTACTCTTAATGCCAACGTTGCAATGGCAAATAATGTGTTAAGTAATCCTAAGCTTGCTTCATACAAAGAAGCAGTTGTTGCCAATACTATAACAACAACTACTCACACTGTAGATTTATCACTATCCAACGTATTCGATTTGACATTGGCCAACGCGTCTATTACAATTACATTTTCAAATCCTCCTGCATCGGGCAATGCATACAGTTTCACACTTCATTGTAAACAAGACGCCACGGGATCGAGAATAATCACGTGGCCGGCTTCTGTTAAATATCCGAATGCTTCGACACCGACGATGTCAACTGGTGCAAATAAAATCGATGTCTTCAGTTTCTTTACCCTCGACGGAGGTACAACATATCTCGGTGCCTTATCTCTTGCAAATACAGGTTAATAAGAAGGTTATACGATGCCATTAAATGTATTTAGAGCTTCAGGTAAGGCTGCTCCAGCCACACAAGTATTCAATGCCCCCGCAACATTCGTCGTTCCTGCAGGCGTATATTCTATAGATATATCTGGTCGTGGCGGCAATGGAAACGCTGGTAATGCAGGCAATCCTGGTACTGCTGGCAATGCTGGTAATCCTGGAAATAATGGGGCCGCAGGAACTGGTGGTGCTGGTGGTACAGCTGGGACATCTGGCAATCCTGGCGCATCAGGAAATGCTGGCACAAACGGGGCCGGCGGAGCTGGCGGTGCTGGTGGTACAGCTGGAACATCTGGAAATCCCGGCGCATCAGGAAATGCTGGCACAAACGGTGCTGGCGGCCCAGGAGGAGCCGGAGGTGCTGCAGGGAATGCTGGGAATCCAGGTGCCACTGGCAATGCAGGTACGAATGGTGCTGGCGGAGCTGGCGGTGCTGGTGGTACTGCTGGAAATGCTGGAGCGACAGGAAACTCCGGCAATCCCGGTACTAATGGTGCCGGTGGTGCAGGCGGTGCTGCTGGTAATGCTGGGAATCCAGGTGCCACTGGCAATGCTGGTAACCCAGGAACAAATGGCGCCGGCGGTGCTGGCGGTGCTGCTGGTAATGCTGGGAATCCAGGTGCCACAGGAAACTCTGGTAATCCTGGTACCAATGGTGCCGGCGGTGCTGGCGGTGCAAGAGGAAATGCTGGGAATCCAGGTGCCACAGGAAACTCTGGAAATCCAGGAAATAATGGTGCCGGCGGTGCTGGTGGCACTGGCGGTAGCGCAGGTACGGGAGGAGGCGGCGGACAAGGTTCAGCCCGACCTTGCGGTGGCGGAGCCGGTAGCGGTGGTAGTCCGGGCGGTGGCTGCGGTTGTTTTGGCACCCCATTTGCGCCTTGTTCTGCCCCCGGCGGCGCCGGAGGCTCTCCTGGCGGAGGAAATGGTGGCTTTGGTGGAAGCGCAAATCTTGGGGGGTGCGTTTGCGGCGGCGGCGGTGGCGGCGGCGGAGGCGGCGGTAGCGGAGTGACTGGTAATTCAGGGAGTGCAGGTGGTGCGGGTGCCAATGGAAGTGCTGGAAATACTGGAGCCGCAGGATCAGGGGCAACTGCTGGAGCAGCAGGAAGTCCCGGTGGAGCTGGGGCCAATGGAAATGCTGGAAATACTGGAGCAGCAGGAACTGGAGCAAACGCTGGAGCAGCAGGAAGTCCTGGTGGAGCTGGTGCCAATGGTAATGCCGGCACAACAGGGGCGGCTGGAACTGGAGCAAACGCCGGAGCAGCAGGAAGTCCTGGCGGTGCCGGTGCTAATGGTAATGCCGGCACAACAGGGGCCGCAGGTACAGGGGCAACTGCTGGAGCAGCAGGAAATCCAGGTAATGCAGGCGCAGCAGGAAATACTGGAGCAAATGGTAATGCAGGAACAGGGGCAACCGCTGGATCTACTGGCAATCCAGGTAATGCCGGCGCAGCAGGAAATCCAGGTGCAAATGGTAATGCCGGCACTGGAGCTAATCCAGGGGCAGCAGGGAGCCCTGGAAATGCCGGAGCAGCAGGAAATACTGGAGCAAATGGTAATGCTGGCACTGGAGCTAATCCAGGAGCAGCAGGAAATCCAGGCGGTGCCGGAGCTGCTGGTAATGCTGGGACTGGCGCAGCAAACGGAAATCCGGGATCAAGTGGAAACCCAGGCAACGTTTCAACGTTTGGTTCCTTAGCTAATTTTCCAGGTGGAACCGGTGGTACTGGTGGGGCTGGAGGAAATGCTACAAACGGAGCAGCTGGCTCGGCCGGAACTTCTGGAAATCCAGGTGGATCAGGCAATCCCGGAAATAATGGGGCTGCAGGAACTGGCGGTGCTGGTGGTACAGCTGGGACATCTGGTGGTATTGGAGGAACAGGCAATCCCGGTAACAATGGAGCTGCTGGTACAGGCGGCGCCGGAGGATCGGCCGGTACTTCCGGAGGTATTGGAGGAACAGGCAATCCCGGTAATAATGGAGCTGCAGGAACTGGTGGTGCTGGTGGTACAGCTGGGACATCTGGTGGTATTGGAGGAACAGGCAATCCTGGCACCAATGGGGCTGGTGGTGCAGGAGGAGCTGGTGGTAATGCTGGTAATCCAGGAGCCACTGGTAATGCCGGCAATCCAGGAAATAACGGTGCTGGTGGTGCAGGCGGTGCTGCTGGTAATGCTGGTAATCCAGGAGCCACTGGCAATGCTGGTAATCCAGGAAATAACGGTGCTGGTGGTGCAGGCGGTGCAAGAGGAAATGCTGGGAATCCAGGAGCCACTGGCAATGCTGGTAACCCAGGAACAAATGGCGCCGGTGGTGCAGGAGGAGCTGGTGGTACGGCGGGTAACTCCGGATCTCCTGGCAACGCTGGTGTAGGCGGAGGCGGCGGAGGCGGCGGAGGCGGAGGCGGAGCATCGGGTTGGACTTTAAAGCAAGGTGGTAGCGGCGCCGGCAATGCTGGTACCGCGGGTAATTCAGGCAACATAAGTGGTGCTACTAACGGCAACGGCGGCGCAGGCGGCAATGGAGGACTTCTTTCGGGCGCTGCCGGTGGTTCAGGTAATGCAGGAACACCAGGCAGCGCAGGAAATACAGGAGCCGCAGGAACTGGAGCAAACGCTGGAGCAGCAGGAAGTCCTGGTAATGCAGGCGCCAATGGAAGTGCTGGAAATACTGGGGCCGCAGGAACTGGAGCAAACGCTGGAGCAGCAGGAAGTCCTGGTAATGCCGGCGCTGCAGGAAGCGCTGGTACAACAGGAGCGGCAGGAACTGGAGCAAATCCAGGAGCAGCAGGAAGTCCAGGCGGTGCAGGAGCCAACGGAAATGCTGGTACAACAGGAGCGGCAGGAACTGGAGCAAATCCAGGAGCAGCAGGAAGTCCTGGTAATGCCGGCGCTGCAGGAAATGCCGGAGCGACTGGCAATGCAGGAACTGGAGCTACAAATGGTGCAGCTGGAAATCCAGGAGGTGCAGGAGCAGCAGGAAATGCTGGAGCGACTGGCAATGCAGGAACTGGAGCTACAAATGGTGCGGCTGGAAACCCAGGCGGTGCCGGAGCTGCTGGTAATGCTGGCACAACAGGAGCAGCTGGAACTGGAGCTACAAATGGTGCGGCTGGAAATCCAGGAGGCGCAGGAGCAGCAGGAAATACTGGCACAGCAGGTAGTGCTGGAACTGGAGCGACCGCCGGAACAGCCGGCACATCAAATCCTGGAGCATCAGGAAACGCTGGTAATATTGGTACTACGACAAATTCAGTATCAGTAAAAGTATACCCATATCAAATAGTTTCTATAAATATTGGAACAGGCAGCGCTAATGGTACGATGAGTGTAACATTTTAGCACAAATAACAAAAAGGAAACAATACATGCTAGTAGGAATTAAAGACGTTTATCTTTATACTGGTTTGACTACGACAGGTGGCAACGACTCTGCTGCAGCCTATCAGTGGCTACAGGATAATAACATTGAGTTTACTCATTTATCATACAACGATAGTAGTCAATACGAATCTGTATTCAATGCTCTAAATACATGGGATATTGGAGAATTTACTGATTTTCCATTTGTCATCTACGATGAAAAACATGACGATTTTACCGCAGTCAAACAAGCATTGATTGGCTTAGATGCCATCACAGAGAGCAACTTAGTCGAACTAGCAGCCCTGTAATTTACATATATATAATAGAGTCATTCATTTGGAACATGTTAACATACAAAGAATGGCATTGGTAATGCGTTGCTATGACAAACTTCCACCACATCTCAGAATATGGATCTCAAGCTTACATTTTAGTTTGCATGATGATCATATTCTGAGAGGTGCGAGCGACGTCGAGCAATGTAAAAAATTTATTGAATCTGGTGGAATACACTATGAAAAACCTGGAAATGGACAAAATTGATGTTTTCGTTTTTTGAAAAGAATGAGCCTAAACTAGAATTTCTTTGCTATGATGATGATTTAGGAAATATACCAGAACCTTATCCTGCCCGCAAACTGATACCAGAATGGTATAAAGCTTTGCCAATGAAGAAGGATGTAGGCTTTGATCAATCTACTCTCAAAAGATGCCCACCTTTTCTTGATGCGATGATCACGGGTTGGATTATTCCACTCGTTGCTGATGTTGAAATCACTTCGAATGAAGATTGTTCGTTCATTGAATACAACAGCAAATATCCGAGAGCAATGATCGAGAATCATTTACAGTGGCAAGTAACATCTGACAAATGCCCCGCTCCACATTTACCAAAACCTCCAATTAAATTCATGAACTGGTGGGCAATCAACTGCCCGAAAGGATACTCACTGTTGTTTGTTCCACCATTAAATAGACCTGATCCAAGATTTACTTGTTTTTCGGGTATGGTAGACTGCGATGGTTATTTTGAGTTTATTAACTTTCCATTTGTTTGGAACGAACCCAATTTTAAAGGTATTCTACCTGCTGGTACACCGTTAATGCAGGTTATTCCAATTAAAAGAGATACTTTGTTTTCGAAAAATGTATGTAGAGCATTCAATGAAACTGAACTGAAAGCACTCAAAGGTACACGTAGAAAGCTTCAAAGTCATGAATCCCATTATCGAGATAATATTTGGGAGCGTAAATAATGGCAGTATATCAAATAGCTCCTTCTCCATCGTTAGGTATACCAGAAATTTCTTTTGCATCATGGCGTGATGGTTTTACTGAAGAAGAGATCGATAAAATAGTTAGTATTGGTGATAGTCTCACGATCAAATCTGCTAGTGTTGGACCTGATAGTAAAGTTGAAGAAGCAGTTAGATCATCTAAAATAGGTTGGATAAATCTTACGCCCGAGACTAATTTTATATATGATAGAATTGCTTTCATAGCAAGACAACTGAACGGTGAATTCTTCAATCTAGATATATGGGGATTTGTAGAGGACTTTCAGTATACTATATACGATGGAAAAGACGATCATTATACGTGGCATCTTGACAGAGGTGGAAATGCAACGAATGCGCCTCGCAAATTATCTCTTGTAATACAATTATCTGATCCTTCTGAATACGAGGGGGGAGATCTTGAGATATTTGATGCACCCGTGCCGACTCAAGTCACAAAACAAAAAGGTTTAGTAGTTGCATTCCCGTCCTTTATTTTACACAGAGTAACTCCTGTGACAAAAGGCATTCGTAAAACTCTAGTAGTATGGTTAGCTGGTCCTCAATTTAAGTGAGATAATATGACAAGAGAATGTGGAAGTTGCACGAAGTGCTGCGGTTGGTTAACTGGAGAAGCTCTTGGCCATCAATTTTGGCCAGGAAGGAAATGTCATTTTGTAACTACAAAAGGATGTTCGATACATGAACAACGACCTGAGAATCCGTGCAAATCGTTTAGCTGTGTATGGTTAGGAAATGAAAAGTTTCCACTCGGTCTTGATACTATTCCGATGTGGATGAAACCAGACGAATCAAACGTAATTATGGTTTGGAGACAACACGAAAATCCTGATCTTAGCTTTTTACAACTGCTTGAAGCAGGCGCTCCGCTAACAGCCGAAATACTTAGTTGGGCTATTCAGTATGGTTTGAACAACGGTTTAAATATATTTTATCAAGTCAACAGTGGTTGGAATAAGATTGGAAACCGACTGTTTTTAGATACAGTGATAGAGGCTGATCTTTCCCAATATACATAACATAAGGATTTTATTATGACAGACATACTTGATCAGTGGCAGTATTTTAGCTCACCTATCTATAGTATTATGAAGCCAGAACTTCTTGATTTCTCAAGAGCAGCATCAAATGCGGCGTTAAGGGCCGCGCGCAAAATAACAAAAATAAACGATGTATATCCAGTCGTGCAAGCAGATGTGTCTAACGAAGAAGATCTTCTTCCACTGATACAGTACACATTAAACACAGCATGGAATCTTTTGAGCGATCAAGGATACAACATGAATGGACTTTCGACTTATCTTACCGAATGTTGGAGTCAAGAACACCATAAGTATTCATCAATGGAGTATCATAATCACAGCGACTGTCAGTTAGTTGCTTTTTATTTTTTAGAGTGCCCGAAAGATCCTCCGCGAATGGTGATTCATGATCCGCGACCAATGAAACTTATGTTACCACTATACGAACATAATTCTTCTAACATTACCACAGCAACATCGTCTATTAATTTTACGCCAGTTCCTGGTCAACTAATGTTTGCAAATTCCTGGCTACCGCATAGCTTTACTCGTAACACATCAACCAAACCTTTCAAATTTATTCACATGAACATTGGTACACGTCCGTACATTGAACCTATAGTATATGATGCAACAGCAGAAATAATCTAATATGTCTGAGTTTATGATAAGATTCAATCAATCAAGAGGACAACCTAATCGCGGGACAGAAGATCATGTCTGGCGCGTTTTCGAAGATGGTAAAGAATATCTATGTAAAAATGTTATCATTAATGTTCCAAGCCGTGGGGCAAAGACAGGTCAAGATTGGAATATCTGTTGCGAAGGTACTATGAGCATATGTAAAGACACCTCTACAATTACTATTAACTAAATTATTATCGGTGAAATTATGAACTTAGAATTTTCAGAAATAAAACTTTATAACCCAGGAGTTCTTAAAACAAGAATTCCAGTTTCTATTTTTGCTGAGTTGACTTGTGACTTGCAAAAGCAAGTTGATAATAATCCGGAAAAATACAATACTAATTTAGCTGGGCAATTAGAAACAGAATTTCAGTATGTTATTAACGGGCAGTTTAGAGAATGCATAGAGCAAACGTTTCTTGAATATAGAAGAAAATTTAATTTTTATGAAAATCATAATTATGTCATTGATAATGATGCTTGGGTAAATTTTCAGAAGAAACACGAATATAATCCAATACATTTTCACCACAAAGCTATTTCATGGGTGATATGGATTGCAATTCCTTATGATTTAGAAGAGGAATTAAATATGCCAAATGTAAGAGAATCAAACTATAAAGTTGCATCAAAGTTTGAATTCATTTATAACTCATTAGACGGTGGAATTAGTACGACTCAATTAGATATTGATAAGACATGGGAAGGTTCTCTTATTATGTTTCCAAATTATCTTAAGCATCAGGTATATCCGTTTCAAACTTCAGACGAACATCGTATTTCTATTTCTGGTAATATAGACATTAGAAATTAATTGGGCGAAGTGGAGTTAAGACTACAATTGTCCCAGAAATTGATGAGTATGCTCTTGCGAGAGCCGCTTTTGATTTCATTGACCCAATGGTAGTATCGACTGCCTTCGAAGTATAAGACCGCACCTTCGGTAGGTTGAAAAGACTCGTGTGTATATTTTAACAATTCTTCTTTTAAAACTTCCGGAGGGCTCAGTTCTTTTTCATAGTCTAACCAACTTCTTTCAGAAATACAAAATTCTCCGCCTTCAAGATCGATTGCTTCTAAGTAACACGATATGGTAATTGGAGACATTAATTCTTCTGGTTTCAACTTTTCTCCAGCCTCAATTCTGTGCCGAAGCTTTTCATTAAAATCTACATGAGGCCACAAATCTCCAGAAGATTTATACGCCTGATACCAATATTCAATATGAGTTTTGTTACAATTAAACTGTTCTCTGTCGAGAAATTCAAGCACAGCTTCATCTGTTTTATTTGTAGGCGCATTACGATCAAAGTAATGCATGTTCGTATGCCTATTTAAACCTTCAAGAAAAGTTAAGCGAATATCTTCATCGAGAGTAGATCTACGAATAATCCTCGAGTTTCCATGGTACATTTTCAAATCTTTCAAAAACATATTTAGCAGCCTCTTTATTCTTTAAAGATTTACCAAAAGCCTTGACGAAACTGTTTGGCATTTTCTTATAGGAAGAAGCTCCTGCTTTATTATCACATTCTGCTGGATGTCGAGAAATTTCTAACTCGTCACATATCTGATTGATATTGGTTTGAGTAAAAAAATCCTCATAAAAGAAGTAGAGCGGATTTGCGAACACACTGTCCAAAGCTTCGATAGTTTCTTTATATTTACATGATATGAAATTGCTCATGACAAATCGTGAAGCTAACGACCGATTTGGAATTTTACCTCCTCCAATCATATTCCAAGAAGACCAACTCCTCTGAATAGGATCTCTCATAATATAAACTGGTACTACTTCGATATCGTATTTTAGTAAACCGTTTTTAATAAGTCGAAAGATGTTCTCACTCGAGCCTTCATAATGTGTGAAGTCGCCTGTGACTTGATTTATATTTGAAACAGCCCGAAAAAAAGACTCTATGTCTTTTCTATATTCGCTTACATCTTCTAAGACAGGAACTAAATCGTCTCTCTGAATAATATTCAGTTCTTTTCCCATATCATAGAAATCTGGGTGTTCTTTAAAATACTCATATAACCAAGTAGTGCCAGATTTCTCGGCTCCTACATTCAATAAAAACTTCATAGATTTAATTGTATTAATATATTTCTAAAATTTGGCCCGTGCGTTGGAGAATCTACGTCTTCTAAAAGTTCATAGTTTGCTGCGTTTGCTCGCATACGCAAAGTTCTATGAAAGATTGAATTTGCAGGAATATTTCTATACAAATGTTTAGTTATACCAATTTCAATATTAAAATTATTTTTGGCTGTTACATTTTCTTGATTAAAAACGTAATTTCTAGAACCGTTTTCATCCGGAGCAGTGAGTGAATGTCTGCCATCTAATGTTCCATTTTCAAGGATAAACCCGCTTACAAATCCCATATCTTTTCCAGCTACAGTATCAAAAGCTCTTATCATAATATAAGTATCATTTGCGCCATGAGGATTTAATCCTGGCCACTCATTATTAATTCCGCTTTCAATTAATGTGCGCATGTTGGCTTTTCGTTCGGCGTCAGTTAATGTAGAATTTGCCGGCCAATTCGCATCAATAGCATCCTTTGATCTTTCATACAAGTCATCAAAATCTATTTCTGACAAATCATTTATAACAGTATAAACAATATTCATATCTTAACTCTCTTTGTAGCTATTATGTCT